AGTTTCTAAAGATTTATGAGCAGGAGAAGGATCACGTCCATCTTCTGATTGAAAGGGGTAGTCCATTGATTCCGAGATAGCGCGAAGATAGTCTACTTTATGAGCGTCTATTCTTAGTTTATGAGGAATGCAAGAAATTGCTTTAGGCATTAAATAACACGAGCGGCTATCCAATTTGCAGCTTCAGAATGACTGAGCTTTGAGTGTCTTGCTTGCATACGTGCTTCGTCTTTAAAAATCATGATACAAGGAACTCTGTTTTTATCTGAAAATTTAGCAAGACGAGAATCTGTATGATCAACTACTTCTACAGCTAGGTCTGGAAGTAAATTATTAATTGCTTGTTTCTGTTCTGTCATGTATTGTTGGTTTATAGAATCACTAAATAAAACTACTTTATAAGTTGGCATCAAAATTTTCCTTAAGCTCTTGCAGATCTTCCGAGAGTTGTTTTATCTCGTTTCTTAAATCTGTGATTTCTGAGTGCAAGTAGTTAATGTCGCCTCCTAGATCGTTGGCGACTTCACGAATCATACTTTGCATCTCTTTCGCTTCCATGCGAACATACTTTTCAGTTGCATACATGTATTTATTTTACTATAATCTATAAACAAGTCAAGAAAAGAATGACTTGTACCTTTTAAAACATAATAAGGAATGACGAATGCATAAACGTCCATCACTTTTAGAGGCAAAAGCTATCCTCTCACAACACTCCCCAGACACAATGAACGAATACGAAGATCTTAGGCTTTCTCACGGAGATTTCTTTGCTGCTCGGTTCATTGTTGATATTGTCGATCATTTTAATCATTTACAGGAAAAAGTAGCTAATGGCTAAAGCAAAACCAACATTTAATACAGGCGGGTACTCGGATTGGGGTGTCCTTAGAACTATTCGTGAAGCTGAAAATGCAGCACGTTGGTCTCCTTGGTGTGCGGTAAAATGGATGGAAGATGCTAGAAATCGCATATCTATTCAAGATCCGTTCTTTGATGAGTATGATAAATCAGCCAACAAGATCAACGCACTTTGGCGGTCATACAACAAATACATCTGGTATGATCCAAAATCCTTTTGGAGACAGGGAAACATTTCTCACCCTGCGCAACAGATACCACTCCTTTCAGATTCACAAGAAGATATGTCGTTTAATGATTTATCAGAACTGTTAAAATTTTAATCTTGCCATTCGGCACTAACTTTGCTATTAATAAGAGGTAAAAAAAATGTTTTTTAAACTGACATCGCGTAATGCATATCGTGATCTAGTACGGAACGCACGTCGCATTTGCGTTGCTGACATGAGTGAAACAGAGAAAAGCGAAGCTTTTCAAGAGCTGTATAACATGCTCCAACAGAAGTTGGATGAAACTACTAGGTCTCTTAACTCTCAGCCAGCTTATGCAAAGCGTTGTGACCATTGGAACCAACGTGATATAGCTGTGATGAAGCCTGTCAAAACTGAAAAAAATCCTTGGCTACGCTTCAAACGCGAGTTTGTTAATGCTATGAGCCAGCCTAAAGAAGTTCACGCGAAGCGTGTGTCTACAGCTCTAGCGTGGTTCTATGTGGAACCATATCGTGACGATTGGGTTGTCTAGCAACGTAGTTGCGCAGCCGGTAGGATGAGTACATGAAACAACAAGATGCTAATGATTTAGTTTGGAAGATTCTGTCAGGTATGCCTGTAGAAGTTTTTGATGACGATTCGGGGGACATCTGGTATAATGATTCTTATGAACTTGTTAACCCACGAAGAGAGGGTGACTTTATCGGTTCAAGAGAGATTGGTTCTGCTAATCTTGTTACTGCACTCAACCTAATTCATCAAAAATTACTTATCAAAAGCACTTCTGACTCTACAGACTTATCCATGAAAATGTTCAACGAAGCTATGTTTAATCTTCAAGAACAACGATTCATTCGCCGTAAACCCGCTAAGATGAGAGAGTCTTTCAAAGTTTACACTTCCAACACAACAACCTAAAGTAAAATATGAAATATAGAATCACTACACACTACAATCCTGGTATACTAGACAATGCTGGTAAAGCAGTGACAAATAGTTTACAAACACTAGGATTCAGCGAAGTTAAAAATGTAAAAATAGGTGAGATATATGAAGTTGAATGCCCACCTAAAGACATTGATAACATAGCAAAAAGTTTGACGAACGAAGTTATGAAGTTTTACACTATAACAGAACTAACATAGAGGAAAATATGGAATACGCACTTAAATCTGAAGTAAAAAAAGAAATCAGCCGCATTGTTGATTTGATGGTTCAAATGGACTCAATTCGTGAATCAATTGCTGAACTTAAAAAAGATATTAAAACTGAATATTCAATCCCTGTTGCTACTATTACTAAAGTAGCTACTATTATTCGCAAGCAAAGCCTTGATGAAGAAGAACAAAAGTGGGACGAAATCAAGGAGTGGGTTGATATCTGCTCGTAAAAAAATCTACGTCACGGGTGACTCGTGGAGCGCCGGAGAGTGGGATACTTCTATGGGTGATGATATAAATCTTCACGCAGTTCAGTATTCACTCTCCAACTATCTTGGCGAAACAAGAAAATATGAAGTAGTTCATAATCCTTTTCCTGGCCACGGTGATGGTGTAGTAATAGCTCACTTATTTGATAGACATGACTTAGATGATTTTGATTATATAGTCTATGTTAAAACTTGTGCTACTCGTAGCTTTGGCTATCTTGAAGAAGAAAAACATCCTATGTTTCATAAAGAAAAAAATATACTGACAAAAATTTGTTGGATGAACGATAACTTTTATAATCACTTCACAGAGATTGGACATAAACTTATTTTACTAGGAGGCATAGAAAAGATAAGATCTAGTTTTGATTGCTTCTTGAAAATTCCTAGTATTACTGAATTTCTCTACCCAAATTGGAAAGATACTGAGTACTTTGGAGATATCAAATATATTGCTGATATGGCAGACGATGATAAAATAGGATCTGAACTTCTTTTCAAATGCGCTAAACGTAAGATCGATTTTTGGAAGAAGCATGATGAATATTTTTACCCTGATGGTGTTCATCCAAATAGAAAAGCACATAAAAAATTAGCAAAATTTATTGATGATTATATAGGTGAACATGGTTGATGAGATTGACCCAAAGTGGCAAGATTGTATTTTTGTAAATAAAAACGATTTTATAGCAAAATCGATAAAGCCTCTGTTGAAATATATAGAGGCTAATTCTTATACTGACCCCCACCATCAGAATAGAATCATTTGCGATCTTAAAGGGAAAAAAGCAGTTCTACTAGAGCAGGGTGATGTTTACAGTTGGCATTCAGATTCTTTTTCTTTTAATCAAAGAATTTTAACTAATCCTCGTAAGGGTAGATATTGGACTCAGATTATATATTTAACAGAAGGTAAGCCTCTTGAAATTGGAAACTGGAATCCTTTAGGAACTTTAGGGGCTGATTTTGCTTATCCAGAACCTTCAAACATTATCGCAAGAATTTATCCAAGTCCTGGAAAAACAGTGACTTTTCCTTGTTTTATGGTTCATAGAATACAACCTACCGTTGACAACAAAAGATGGACTTTTGTTGACTTTATGTCAATTATGAAGTATAATACAATTAATTCATCAGAATATATAACTCTAGCCAAAAGGTACTTTAATGAAGATTTTAGGAGTGAGCTCTTATCATCACGATAGTGCAGCCGCATCTTTAAATAACGGATTTATTGAAGGTGCTTCTCACGAAGAGCGTTTTACCCGAAAAAAGTTTGATAAATCTTTTCCAGAAAATACTATTCGTTGGTTAAGAAATCAGTATGATGATTGGGAATTTGCTGCTTTTTATGAAGAAACTACCTATAATCAATTTAAATCAGATATTAAAAAACTTACATCTGCACGCCCTGTATTAGTAGATCATCACGAAGCTCATGCTATGAGTTCTATTTTAACCACTGACTGGACTGATTGTGCTATAATGGTCGTAGATACGGTAGGCAATCGTTATTCAACCTCTTTAGGAGTATATAGAAATGGTCAAATCGAATGGATTAAAAGATTTCGTTATCCAAACTCTATTGGTTTATTTTATTCTAGTGCTACTCGTTTGTTGGGATTTGTACCTCTAAGCGATGAGTGTAAAGTGATGAGTGCTGCTGCTCATGGAAAACCTAAATGGGCATCTTGGATTAATCAAAAAGTTGTAGACTATAATGCAGACGGTGACTATACTTTTTTACATAACTTAGAACGCGGAGTAGGCACTGGTACTCTAGACTGGGATATTGCGGCTTCTGTACAACAAGTTACTCAAAACATACTACTCTCTCTTACAACATGGCTCCAAAAAGAAACAGGATTAACTAATCTAGCATATGCTGGAGGTGTTGCCCTAAATTGTGTTGCTAATACCTATCTGTTAAAACATTCAGGCTTTAAGCACGTTGCTATTCAACCCGCCGCAGGTGATGCTGGGTGTGCGCTAGGAGCTGCTGCTTTAATTACTCGTCCACTATGGGAAAACGCGTACTTAGGAGTGTCTGCAAATAATGATATTACAGCTGATGAATGTGCTGATTTAATTATTAAAGGTGAGATTGTTCCTGTCATACAAGGACGCGCAGAATTCGGACCACGAGCTCTTGGAAATAGGTCTTTGCTATGTGCTCCTACTGATGATAACATTAAAAAATTAAATCGTATAAAAATGAGAGATACTGATTCTTGGAGACCTTATGCGCCTGTCTGTCAGATTGAAGAAGCTGATAACTACTTTAAAGTTTATCAACATTCTAAAGAAATGTTATTTGTTGCTGATATTATTGAAGGTAACTTTAAAACTCATGATAATACTGCCCGTCTTCAAACTGTTACTGGCTCTTCTAATGCGTATCTTTGGAAAGTATTAGAAAAAACTAGACAATATGGGTATCCCATTTTAATTAATACTAGCTTGAATGCGAAAGGAAAACCTATTGTCAACACCGTGGACGATTTTAAAAGGGAAGTACGACTACACGACTGAGGTAGATACTGATACACTACCCACGGGACGTACTTATCATACACCTGACGGATCATATCCGTCAATTACTACTATATTGGGTAAAACTTCAGATAACACTTGGTTACAAAAATGGATAGAGAGAGTAGGGGAAGAAGAAGCTCGACGGGTTTCCAAAGAAGCTACAGATCGAGGCACTTTAGTTCACGAATATGCAGAAAAGCATTTCAACGGGGAAGACGTATGGCAAGAATTATCTCAGGAGAGACTAGACGTAAGACAGATGAGTCGTGATTTAATTAGAGCTACAGAGCGAGGTATTGAAGAGGTCTGGGGACAAGAACAAGTATTATGGTCAAATAAATATTCCTATGCTGGGCGTTGTGATATGGTAGGTATTTGGAAAGACAAGCCTACTATTATTGACTTTAAAACATCAAAGAAGAAGAAATCTACTAAACAAATTACAGATTACTATATTCAAGGCTGTGCTTATGCTGTAGCACATAATGAGATGTACGGAACAGGAATAAGAAATATAGCGATTGTTATGACCATTGATGGTGCAGATCCTATTATATTTGAACAAGACGCTGTACCGTTTTTACCTCTACTAAAAAATAGGAGACTACAATATGATAAGTTGGCTAATCAATAAGTATGATGACTGGAAGTTCGAGCGAGAATTTCAAAATAAGAAAAAACAATTAATGGAACTTGATCCTTTTATCTATGATATTCCTAGTGAAACAAAGGATCACCCAGGTTCTGAACCTACTCGTTATAAAACTTGGGAAAATAAAGGTAAAGATATTGACTTCTAGCACAAGAAGAATAAGAAAGCCTTTAAAGGATTTTTTTGATAAACAGGCTTTGACGGACGCTGAAAAAGATTTTATACTTGGGTGTATGTTGGCTCAGAGTAGATACCCACAACTGACCCATAGGCAGTGGCAAATTGTAAACGATATTAAGAATAGGTATGATGCACCGAGTACATGTAATAGGGGGTAGTTTTACCAAATGGATATACCCCACATGGGCAGACTACATACAAAAACATTATGACGTAGAATTCCATAATTTAGGATCTAGTGCATCGGGCAATAGCGTCATGAAAAAGAAGCTTTATACCGTAGATAAGTCTGACCACGTGTTTATTATGTTCAGCGGTCACCATCGTCATATAGTAGGGATTGACGAAGAATTTATTGGCAACTATGTTAAAAACAACGAGATAAAATATGCAAAAACTCATTTGATGGCCGCATTGAAACTTAAAACTACTCGTTGGTTTCGAACTAGTCATCCTGTGACTGCTTTTGTAAACAGTGATTTTTTGGATTACCCCAAGCAATCTAAATTTCAAGAATACTATCAGATGTTAGAAAACATATATGATTGTCAGAATTATCTACAGGCTAAGGGCATTGAGTACAATTTCGCATTGTGGCAAGGTTTTTACAATGATCTTTCTAATTGGCAAGAAAAGAGACTTAAGCAAAAGACAATAGATGATAGCAACTATATGCAAAATCCAATATATAACAAAGTTTTTAATTCTATTGACTATGATAAGTTTATCACACCCATCAAAAAAGGTTTATGGGAACACATCGTTGACAACAAAGAAGTGCTTTCTGTACAAAGTGCTGTAGATCCGCATCCAAGCACTTTATGCCATTTTGATTTTTTTAAAACATATATCAAACCGATACTTGATCAGAAAATGCCTAATAAAAATAATATTGATCATCTGTATTCACAGTCTAAAAAGTTTAGTGAATATTATCAAACACACCTAACAGTTAAGAGAGAATATACTGAGCAATTACGAACAAAATACTTTGAAATATTTGAAGACCAATAAAATCTAATAAGGATACATACTATGGCAAAATACCCAGGAGTGAAGAGATTACCTAGTGGTAAAATTGACTACAGAGGAACAAAATTTGATGGATTCAACAAACCAAGAAGATCAAACCGAGAAGGCAAGAAGGGCATGGTACTCGCCAAGGACGGTGACAAAGTGCGACTTATACACTTTGGAGACTCTTCTATGGGCCACAACTATTCTCCAGAGGCACGTAGATCATTTAAAGCAAGGCACGGTCGCAACATCGCCAAAGGAAAAATGTCAGCAGCTTACTGGGCTAATAAAGTCTATTGGGCCGGACCTTCAGGATCTAAAAAGTCGCCTCCAAAAAGTCAGAAATATAGAAAAGGATAGTTAATGCCTACATTTGTATACATGACCGCCTGTGACGGCTGCGGTTATTGCGTTGATATTTGTCCAAGTGATATCATGCATATTGACCCTGTTACTAGACGAGCAGTAAACATAGAACCAAACTTTTGTTGGGAGTGCTACAGTTGTATAAAAGCATGCCCACAAAATGCGATTGATGATCGTGGGTACTCTGATTTTGCTCCCATGAACCACAAGGTTAGAGTATTACGAGAACCAGAAAAAGGCGTTATTAGTTGGCGACTTAAATTTAGGGATGGTAGAGAAAAGCATTTTGAAAGTCCTATCCGCACAACACCTTGGGGCAGTATTAAGTGTGCAAGCGAATACGACAAGCCAGAACAAGGACTAAAAGATACACAACAATTAGCACACGAACCAGAATATTTATTAGCAGATGGAGGACTTCGCACCATCACTAGAAACAAGTTTGTTAAATACAAATATACGGGAGACTCACATGCCACCACGTAATCATAGTAACTGGACTAAAACACCTAAAGTTGAATACATTAGTAGCGAATGCTACAATAACCACGAAATTTACTTACGTGAACAAGAAGATATCTTTTCAAAAGTGTGGGTACCTATGTGCCATATTTCTGAGATGTACAATGCAGGAGATTTCCGCACAACTCAGATTGCAGGACAACGTGTGGTTGCTTGGAACACAGGCAACGTCGTGAAAGCATATCTCGGAGAAAACATTCATAGCGTAGCAGGTAATATGACTAGCAACGAAACCGTTGGTAAAGAACTTCATTGCGAAGTTTATCATGGTGGCATGGTGTGGGTTACACTCGACTCTAATCCTACACAGTCTGTAGACGAGTGGACAGCAGGTGCGTTTGATTGTATTGCTGATGCTATTGACACAGAAGAGATGGAAGTGTTTCACTATCACAAAGCAGTGATTGAAACCAACTATAAGTTATGGCACGATACCAATTCCGAGTTTTATCACGACTTTATGCATTACTTCAATAGAGTGAGTGGATTTAATGATGAATATTTTGCTAGAAAAAATATTCCTTTTGAAAATGGGCATGTCAATGTCAGCTCTTTTACAGTCAACTACGAAGAATACGATGGGTTTGAGGATAGAGGCGATCTTAGTTTTCCTAATCTCCCACCAAACCAATGGTACATGGTTGACCTGTTCCCTGGCTTTAACTTTAACCTGCGTGGTAGTGCCTATAGGTCAGATTCAGTGACACCACTTGGACCAAACAAAGTGTTGATTGAGTTTCGTGGATACGGACTTAAGTGTGATACACCAGAAGAAAGACAAACAAGAATCAAACACCACAATTCTATTTGGGGACCGTTTGGTCGTAATCTGCATGAAGATCTTATCGGTGTTGCTGGTCAAGGCACTACAATGAGAGAAGGTACCGAATCGAGAAACATTCTACACGGTCGTCATGAAAACTCTACAATTCATGATGAAGTTGGCATGAGACATTATTACGAAGCATGGGGTAATATGCTGGGCGTGAGTCCGATGAATCCTTTAACTATTCTTGAAAATAACAAGGTAGCAGCATGAGACGTGGCTTGGCCGCTACAACACATGACTATGTAGCAGTCAGAGTAAAGCAACTTAAAGAAGATAGAGAAAAAGCTAGTGACGAACATGACAAAATGTGGTATACGAGACTAATTCAAGAGTTAAACTGGGTTGTTAATCCTAAAGAAAACTGCTCAATACCTCAAATATATTCAACTAGCCCCGAAGAGCAACGTATTTATGATATCAGAAAGACTGATTAAAAAATGGTTACAGACAATAAAATATGTAAAACTTGCGGTCACTCCTGCCATTGCTACGGGCCAGAGTGTAAAGATTGTTCCTGTGACGTATGCGCCTGTGGTAGAATTGTAAATTCAATGGAAGATATTCCATCCTCATTTGTTAAATCAAACACATAGTTAGTCAATGCCAACAAATAAAACCATCAAATTTCATTTAATACATGATTATCCTGATCAAATTGTATTACCTCCGCTTCCCTCTAAAAAAGTTGTACCGTCGTGGTTTAAAAACATTACCCCTAAAGTAGAAGATGATAAACTAGGTAAAGTATCCTCTGTAAAGCGTTGTATACCTTTTTTAGATGCTATGACTGCTGGTTATACTATGCTAATGCATATGGATGTTATTATTGAATTAACTCCTGAAGGTGTTATACATCTTCCCTATATTGATGATCAACATAAGATGCTTATGGAAAAGTGGAACCCTATTGAAAGTCACCCATCATCACAAGTTAGAGGTTCTGCTTTTGAGAATATGACTATTCTTAAGTACATGAATCCTTGGGTTATCGAAACTCCTAAAGACTATTCTACATTATTTGTTCCTTGCATAAATAGATTAGAATCTCCTATTATTCCTTTAACGGGTTTAGTAGATTCGGATGTATACAATAATGTTGTTAACATTCCTTTTCTTCACACTGACTTAGAGCCTGGAGGAAAACCTGTAATTATCCCTGCAGGTACCCCTATTTGTCAAGTCATCCCTGTTAAACGTGATAACTGGACACAAAAAGTAACTGTACTTGATAAACAAGAGTTAAAAAGTGTTCAACGCATGAGAAAAGTAATGGAAGAGGATAGAGAAGATTATTATATGAAAAAATTACACGAAAAGAAAGGATATGATTAATGAACATTGAAAAATTAAGAGAGGAACTTGCAGCTGATGAAGGCGAAGTTAATGAAATATATCTCGATCATCTCGGCTACCCTACTTTTGGCATCGGCCATTTGGTCCTGGATAGTGATCCGGAAAGCGGATTACCTGTTGGCACAACCATCGATAACGATAGAGTCGTTGAAGCCTTCGAATCAGATATCGAAACAGTCTTGTCAGACTGCAACAAGCTATACTCAGACTTTGACGACTTGCCAGAAGAAGCTCAACGGGTCATAGCTAATATGATGTTTAATATGGGGCGCCCGCGCCTATCTAAATTCAAAGGTATGAAATCAGGTGTAGATGCACGTGACTGGAATCGTGCCGCTGATGAAATGGTCGATTCTCGTTGGTATCGACAAGTAACTAACCGTGCTGACCGCCTTGTAACGCGGGTTAGAGCACTAGCTTAATAAAGGAAATAAAATGCGTTATTTTGAAAAACTATTTCATACTGTTGTTATCAGTATGTTTCTTGGACTTATGTCCTCACTTGCTTTTGCAGCCGACCCCGTAAAAGTAGGTTTTGTATATGTCGGGCCCATTGGAGATCATGGATGGACTTATCGTCATGATATTGGTCGTCAACAAGTAGAAGAAGCTTTTGGTGATAAAGTAAAAACATCTTACGTCGAAAGCGTAAAGTACGGCCCGGACGCAGAACGCGTAATTCGTATGCTAGCAGAAACTAATGATATCGTCTTTGCTACTTCGTTTGGATATATGGAGCCAATGTTAAAAGTTGCTAAAGAGTTCCCTAATGTATATTTTGAACATGCAACAGGGTATAAGCAAGCAGATAACATGAGCTCATATGGTTTGCGGCTATATCAAGCACGACACGTGCAGGGCATTATTGCTGGTATGATGACTAAAACTAATAAAATTTGCTATGTAGCTGCCTACCCTATTCCAGAAGTTATTAGGGAAATCAATACCTACTACATGGGTGCTAAGAAGATGAACCCGAATGTTGATATCGACATTGTGTGGGCAAATACTTGGTATAACCCTAGTAAAGAAGCAGATGCTGCTAACGTTATGATGGCAGAAGGTTGTGATATGGTTGCACAGCATACTGACAGTCCCGCACCCCTACAAGCTGCACAGAGTCAAGGTAAGTTAGGATTTGGACAAGCAAGTGATCAGTATAAATTTGCTCCTAAAGCACAGCTTACAGCAACTATTGATAACTGGGGACCTTACTACGTAAAGAAGGTTGGACAAGTTATCGCTGGTGCTTGGCAAAAAGAAAACTACTTTGGTGATATGGATGAAGGAGCTGTACAAATGGCACCCTTTACTAATATGCCTGATAATGTAAAGATGAAAGCTGCTGAGATTAAACAAGCAATCTCTGATGGTAAATACTTTGCATTTACCGGCCCTATCAAAGACAACACTGGTAAACTTCAACTTAAAGACGGCGAAGTAGCTGACGATGCACATCTTAATACAATGATGTATTATGTTGAAGGCATTGACGCTACAGTACCAGGAAACTAAACTATGATTCCAGTTATTGATTTCCAATCAAGCACAGTACTGGAAGAGATTCGCGAAGCCTACACAACTGTGGGCTTCGCTGTCTTTACTAATACATTAAACAAACAAGATCAAGAAATTATATATCACTGGTTTGATTATATGAAGCAATTTTTTGAACTCAACTTGGATGTTAAAAAGAAGTACTCTTATCAAGCAGAAAATAATCTAGGATACAGTGTTATGGGTGCAGAAAATGTAGACCCAACTGCTCCTAAAGACATGAAAGAAAGTTTCAATTACAATAATACTCGTATGCCTGACTCCCTATGGCCTACTGAGATAGATTTTTTTAAAGTTACAGCACTAAATTCAGTTCGTATTGCAGACGATTTAACACTACGCATACTAGAAAAGTTTGATACTATACTGAATACTGGCACTACACTAGTAGATGCGCATCAAAATCCTTATAATACAACGCGAGTCATTCATTATCCTGCGTATACTGGCCCTCTTGAAAAAAAGCAAATGCGCATTGGCGAACACAGCGACTACGGCACCATCACCTTGTTATGGCAGATTAATGATGTGCCAGGTCTTGAAGTACAGGACTTAGGGGGTGTCTGGCATCCTGTACCTTATGCAGAGGGTGGTGTCGTAGTGAATATAGGTGATTTATTACAACGTTGGACTAACGATTACTTTGTAAGCACTAAACATAGAGTTGTAAATACCCATATACATCAAGAACGATATAGTATGCCACACTTTGTAGATCCTACTCCAGGAACTATTGTAAGTAATCTTCGTGATACAGAAGCAAAATATGAACCTATTGAGAGCAAGGAATACTTAATGTGGCGACTAGCACAGAGTTATTAATATGAATGATCTTACAGACGAATATAGGCAATTTATGAACAAAGTTCAACGTAATCGCCCAGACAACTATACTAATAGTGACCCAGAAGGCGCACTAATAGAACACTATAATATGAATCCAGAACTTGCTAAAGAAATATACACAGAGTGGGTAAGAGAAGTGTTCATTAGTATGCCTTGGAAACCAGCCGATGACTAAAAACTAGCAGAATAATAATAATTTAACTTGCCCTTTGGTTATACATCTTATATAATTGGTTAATTTGAACGCAGGTTTTAAATCTGCGTGTCTTTTTATATAAAGAAAGGTTTTTTAATGACTCAATTAATATCCCCTCAGAAATTTACAGATACAGTTGGCCTTTTAAGGTCATTTTTTTTAGACAAAGGATTTCTCGAAGTCCATACCCAAAATAGACTAAGCATACTCGCTGCATGTGAAGACCCTTTTAATGTAGCAACCTACAACTACGCAGATCAAGTTTGGCCTCTTCCACAAACAGGTCAGATGTGGTTAGAACATGAATTACTTTCCCAGCCTGATTCAAAGGGCTTTTTTTGTGTCTCAACTTCTTACAGACAAGAACCAAACGCAATTCCAGGTAGGCATGATATCATCTTTCCAATGTTTGAATTTGAAATGCCAGGCGACATTAATGATCTCAAAGATATGAACTATGAGCTTTGTGAGTATTTAGGCTTCGGAGGTTTTGGTGATGTTGTAGTACGGTCTTATGCTGAATGGCAGAAGCACTTTGGATTAAGCGCAGATACCGAAATGGAGGCTGGTGAAGAGCTAATGATGAAAGAAATATTTGGTAGCACTATGATCACAGATTTTCCTGAAATGACTAGCCCGTTTTGGAACATGGCTCGTAATGCCGATGGCACAAGTCGTAAGATAGATGTTATTTTAGGTGGTATGGAAACAATCGGTTCAGCTGAACGTTCTACGAACGTAGATCAAATGCGTGATACTTTCCACACAATTACCGATGGAGCGTATGCAAACCTGTTATTTGACTTATTTGGTAAAGACCGCGTAGAGGCAGAACTTGAGGAATTTTTAAAGTTTGACTTCTTCCCTCGTGTAGGGGGTGGTATTGGTATGACTCGTATGATAGCGGCGCTAGATACTCAGATGCCTCTCGCAGCATAATTTATTGTGGGGTGGTGAAACTGGTAGACACGCACGATTGTTTCTCGTGTGCCGAAAGGCGTGATGGTTCGACTCCATCCTCCACAGCCAATTTTTATTTTTAAATTTCACAAAACTGTAACAATTTTGTACTATAATAAAAATAAGAGGTCTAGTGGCCTCTTATTATTCTTTTGAAATGTGTATTTACAATGTCAAAAACAAAACAATTAATTAAAAAGGTGAGTAATATGGATTTAGGAAATCCCGTTATCACAACCCTAGTAGGTCTTGTGATTTTTTATATCGGACTTAAGACTTTTTCAGGTGGAATGAAATCAATGGGTAATATGGATCATTTGGCTTGGTTTACAGGAAATTATATCTATATGTTCCTAGGTGGGATCGTAATGACACTACTATGGCAATCATCTAGTTTATCAACTACAGCTATTATTGCTCTAGTAGCTTCGGGGGCTGTTCCTCTTCCAGCAGCAATAGCTGCCGTACTTGGCGCTAATATTGGAACAACAGGTACTATTTGGTTAGCTGGCCTTTTAGTTTCCGATGGTTGGCCGCACGGTAATACTTTACGTATTGCAATTGCGCATACAGGAGTAAATCTTATGATGGCAATAGCTCTTTTACCTTTTGTTAATCATATAGCTAAATTTTTGTCAAAATTCTAACTGTCAAAAAAATGACGGTGCCAAAAATCTGTCGTTTCTAACCTTTTGGTTAAAATCATTTGCCATTTATTTTCTATCTGTTACAATTATGCTATGGGTATTAAAATAGCTATAGTAGCGGGTATTTTAATGGCTTGTTTGTCAGGCGTATTCTATTGGTATTATAATGACACCCAAGATCGTATCGCTACTCTCAGAGAAAATAACGCTAAACTTGAAGTTGCTGTTAACACAGCCGAGTCTAGTCTTGACTTAGTTAAGACTGAGATGGCAAAGGTTGGAGAACTTAATAATCAACTTCAAAAATCCCTACAAAAATCAGAAGCATATGGTGATGATCTAAGAAATAAACTCCAACAATTAGATTTAGTTCAAGATGCCATCAAAGATGCTGCTAAATTAGAAGGTAAAATGAATGGTGCGACTGCCAACGTATGGCGGGACATTATGCGCGACTCTGGTGATTCTTCTGAGTATGCTCTTCCTAAATGGTTGCAGCAGACCGGAGAAGGAAGTTCAAGTGGTAACTCAGGTACAGAAAGTACAGATACCACTAGTAGCCAGACCGAAACCAGTCCAGCTAACTGACACAAAAGTTTACGTTGTAAACTCCGAAAATGTAGATGATTTCTTAAAAGAATTTGAAGAAATTCACGGCACTGTTGCGTTTGTTGCTCTTAGTATTAAAGATTATGAGAATTTAGCTTTAAATGTAGCAGAATTAAAACGATTTTTAAATCAGCAAACAGATATTATCGTATATTACGAAGAAGCTGTGACGGAGAAATCAGATGGCGACTAAACTAAATGAAGGCACCGAAGTAGCTTTACCTCTTAGAAATATTGTAAGCATGCTTGTTTTTACAGCATTAGCAACTTGGGCATATTTTGGTATTGTTGAAAGACTGAATAAAGTCGAAACAAAACAGACTATGATGGTAGCAGACTTAAACCAAAACACTGAGTTTCGCATTAAATGGCCAAGAGGAGAAATGGGAAGTTTACCTGCTGACAATGAACAATTTATGTTGATTGAACATTTGGCAGGAGAACTTGAAAGTTTAGCCACTGAGATCGAAGAAGGCAGGGCGCCTTATGATCAACAACAAAAACTAACACTTGAGTTTTATGAAAAGAGAATTAACAATTTAGAAGAACAAATTGAAAAACTCAAAGACGCTCAGTTAGAAATTAAACAAAAGAACGGACACTAAAATGACAACTGAAATGGTGTGCATCACTCTATTATTATATGTCAATGGCGCAGTAGAATCGCACGTTGGACATCACAAAATGGTAGACTGCTTGAAAGCAAAAAAAACTAATGAAAGATCTTATGATGGTGAAAAGCCATTTAGGTTCACATGCCAAAAACGCCTTGTAGAAGTTGGAAAGGATGCTAGCGGCAAGGACTATATTGTTCGTTTGCTAGATACAGATGAGAATCCACGGACCAAAGCGAAAAGTATTACAGAGAAGCTAGGAGGATGATATGGTTAAAGAGGCAATCGTATTATTAATGTTCTTTGGCAGTCCCCTGCAAATACAAGAATACACAGTGAGAGACGGTCTGAGTGAATGTTTGAAAGCAAAACGAACAATCTCCCGTAACGTAAAATCACCTGGATCAAACGCATATAAAGGTTCTATGAGATTGGCTTGTAAGAAACTTATGGTAAAAGTGGATGAAGATAACCGTATACTTGAATTTGTAACCGTTAAGAAAAGTGAATTAAAACCATTTTAATATAAAGGATATACCATGAATATGAAATTCGGAATAGGAGTTGTAGCAGCTATAGTATTGCAAGTATCAGGATTTGTTTGGTGGACAGCTCAACAAGCACAAACAATTGAAACACTTAGCAAAGAAGTTACTGAATTAACTAGTAGAATGGCAGTAGAAGATGATGTTAATCAAAAACGTGATATCGACGAGCTGAAGACCGCACTTGTAGATCACGAAAGATGGCTAACTGCAAACTCAATTGATATTGAAGATCTAATTAAGTTTGCAAAGTTCACAGAAAATAAATGGGCAGAAGCCTATGATGAGGATCCCGGCTACTCTAGAACGTTTGGAATAAAGCCCGCCCCTACCCAATAGTGTATATTTTACTTACTATATTTTTATTTATCACCCCTATTACGGCTAATGCAGGTGGTAGAATGTATACAGGCAATGAAGATAAAGCTCATTGTATTTTATGGAATACCAACCCACTTAGATGGCCCCAAAAGATATTAGGACTTGAACCTATGGAGTGCCGTCGCAAAGCAATACCCCCTACCACTTCTAATACAATTTCTTGTAGACTTAAACGACAATATGTAGATCCTGAAACCGACGAACGTATGTGTATATACGAACGTGGAGCAACAGGACACTTAGATCTCACAGTAGCAATGGATAAATACTTTCAATGCCCTAGAACTCAACAGTGTACTCAAGCCCCAGGAGCCCCAGGAGATAGAAACACTTTGGATTAAAAATCTTTTACATTTGTGTATAATAAATTTTATTTTGCCATACTCACCATACATGATACAATTATTGTATATAGGAATCCCCCTCCCTATGTAGCTAAATTATTAATATAATATCTACTTGCCGCTTATGCGAGTGGGGTTCTTGGTGCTTTACGCACTAGAAAGGTAGATTTATATGCCAATAGCAGAGATTATGGCCGGAATATCACTTGTCAAGGCAAGTGTTGACTTCATTAAATCTAACATTGATACAGCTAAAGACATTGGTGAAATTGCAGGTGCTGTTGATGGTCTCTTTCGCGGCCAAGAAGACATCAATAAGAAAAGATCCAAGAATGCTGGTGTTGGAATGGCAGACCAGTTCGGCATCAAGACAGTTGCTCAAGAAGTAATTGACGCCAAACTTGCAGCAGAAAAGATGCAAGAAATGAAAAATTTAATTAACTTGCGCTTTGGTCCAGATACATGGCAAACTATAGTTGACTTAAGAGCTAAAAAGATACAAGAAGAACGTGAGGCTGTTGCTGCAGCCAAACGTAAGAAACGTGAAGAAGCAAGAGAATTCGAAGAAATGATAAAACAGGCTGGTATTGTTGCAGTTGTGGTAGGTGCAGCAATTGCTTTATTTATATTTCTCTTTGTGGTAGTACTATGATTCATCTTTTTTTGTTAGTTGTGTTTTTTCAAGGATCTGAACTAAAAGGTGCAGGTATGCACTTTTACGATATAGACCGCTGTTTATATTTTGCTGAAAGAATGAATAAACAAAGAGATTATAAAGCTGTTTGCAAACCTGTATTAAGAGATCCCGTAAACACACAAGTATATAAATAAAAGGAGATGATATGAACACACGAATTAACACTTTACTAGTTACAACAGCTGTATTTTTAACCGTAGCTCTTATTGCTTTTAATGCTTTAGCTGATGATTTTCTAAATATGAGAGAGTTTAGAGGCAATGTTTGTTATGATGGGGATACCTGCTATGTTATAGCCTCTACACTCCCAGAACCTCTTCAAAAGATGAGCGTTAGAATATTAGGTATCGATACTCCAGAAATGCGCGCTGAATGTGCGGAAGAAAAGAAACTAGCACTAAAAGGCAGAGAGTTCGCTAACAAAATGTTTAGAGCTGCTGAAAAAATTGAGTTTGCTAACTTAAAATGGGACAAGTATGGAGGACGCGTACTTGTTGATGTTTATTTAGACGGTAAGCTTTATAAAGATGAAATTATAAATGCTGGATTAGCTAGACCCTATGATGGCGGAACTAAAGAAAGTTGGTGCAACTAATGTGGGATATGATACAAAATATGGCAAGCGATCGTCTTTGGATTTATACAGGCATTGTTGGCTCACTATTTGGTGCTGCATTTTTATTTTGGTTTAAAGATACAAGAATGGCTATGTGGGCAGTACGCAAATTTGATGCTAGTTGTGAGTGTTTAGCTACTAAATGGGGATGGACATGGTTACAAAACGATTATAATGCTTGGCGTACAAAGTACCCAAAGATTACCTCAAAGATTGACGAGCTTGAAGCTCGTATTGAACAATTAGAAAAATCGTCTAAAAAACCAACACCTGATGTTGGAAATTATCAAGACGGATAATAGGAGAAAAACTATGGAAGAAATTAAAGGAATGTCAGACGTTGAAGCCCGTACATGGCTCATGAAGCATGGATATGGTTTAGCTGAGATTGACGGGATTATGGCAGGAGAAGATATGTGTGCTAACCCAGGCGCACCAGAAGGACCAGTAGTAAAAGCTGCTCCAGCTGCACCAGTAGCAAAAGCTGCTCCTAAAGCTGCCCCTACAAAGGCTGCACCTAAAGCGAGTAAGTAATGGCTGACGAAGAAATTAAAGCCGCAGGATACCACCCAGCAGATTCAAACGGTGATGGCAGAGTCACTGAAGATGAACACGCAATGTATATGGAGTTCAAACGTAAAGAAATGGAAGACGCAGACGCACAACGTGATGCTATGCGAAAAATGACTTGGTTTGCTCTCTTTGGTATGCTACTTTATCCCTTTGCTATCTTAGGGACTTCATTATTAGGGTTAGATAAAGCAGCAACAATTATAGGGGATATTGCTCCTACTTATTTTGTTGCTATTGCTGCCTTAGTATCTGCATTCTTTGGCGCTGACGCACTAAAGAAAAAATAACTATTATTGCCTATCGGTTTGCGATGTTATATGATATAGAAAATCAATGGAGAATCTATGGAATATTTCAATAAAACGCAAATCGATTGGCGACTCTCTCAGTGTTGTCAGTGGCATGATAAAACTTTAGCAAAAAGGTACAATTTTGGTACTACTACCAAAACTTACGCCCTCAAAGAAGGTGGTAAAGAAAAAGTACAACAAAAAGCTATAGCAAATACTAAAAAACTACTTGATATACTTACAACATACTTCCCTAACCAACCACAAAATTTACGAGCATTTAGAATTTCTAGTGAGCTATTTCCTTGCTACACTCTACACTTTACACAACCGTGGTATGAAGAAATTTGGGAAGAACTTTCAGAAATTCTTAAACTTGCAGGTAATGCTGCTAAAAAACACGGTATTCGTTTATCTACTCATCCTGCTCAGTATACAGTACTTGCGTCTGATAAACCAGACGTTGTAACAAAATCTATTGAAGATCTTGAGTATCATGCTTTATACGGATCGATGATGGGTTTACCTGCCCAAGATTTTTCAATGAACATTCACCTACAAGGACTCTATGGAGGAAAACACGAAGATGGTATTAAACGCTTTGCCACACACTTCCCCTACTTATCCGACTATGCCCAAGGCTGCTTATCCGTCGAGAACGAAGATAAACCCAATGGATATGACATCCACCATACACTTGAACTTGCCCAACGGATCCCTATCCGCTGCACCCTCGACACACACCACTATGCCTGCCATAGAATGGTTGAGACTGAGAGAGTTAAAGTTGGCGAAAAAACGGTCAATAGGAAAGTTCGAGACGTTGATCACATCACGCACACAAGTGACTACTTCGTGGAAGCTGTCAAGTCATGGCGAGGCGTACGCCCGTTGTTCCACAAATCACAATCTTTCCACCCCGACAATTCAGCTTATTGGATGAAACCTAATGCACATTCTGAAACTTATTGGGATGAAGATTTAATGGCTAATCATGTGCCTATGCTTGAGTACGCTGATTTCGACATTGAAGCAAAACACAAAGAAGTTGCTGTTCAAGGTTTTTATGACTTTATTAAACAAGAAGAAAAATTTGGTGGAGAGCCTGTAATCACCAAAAGGTTATAATTTTGTTTTGACACAGTACATGAATAACGTATAATGAGGGTATATCTATACCCTCTTTTTTTATGGAGAAATTATGGCAGTAAGAAAATTTAAAAAATCCTCAAACGGGACAAAAATGTGGGAGTCTATGAGCTCTTCAGTAAAACGTCGCCCTCGTCAGGAGTGGTGTGCTTTTTACACCCCTATGGGTAGAATGGTATCAAAGCCCCAAGGAAAAAGACCTCGCAACATGCACCCAGAAGATTGGTGTGCGGATAAAACACCCTTTAGGGGTAAGGTAATAAGGAGCTACTAATGGCACCAAAAAAGAAAAAAGGCGCAAAGCCTACTAATCCTAAACTCTATTCAAGAGTTAAGGCAGAAGCTAAAAGAAAATTTGCTGTTTACCCATCAGCGTACGCTAATGGTTGGTTAGTAAGAACGTATAAGCAAAGAGGTGGTGGGTACAGATAATGGCTAAACCTAGAGGCGGTCTTACTGCATGGTTCGGTAAAGGCAAAAAAGGTGACTGGGTAAACATTGGCGCTCCAAAAAAGAATGGCAAGTGGCAAGCCTGTGGTAGGAAGTCTGCTAGTGATGGGGGTAAGTATCCAAAATGTGTACCCCGTTCTAAAGCTAATAGTATGACTGCCGCACAAATTCGTAGTGCAGTACAACGTAAACGTGCAGCAGGTAATCCAGGCGGTAAACCTACTATGGTAAGCACTATGAAGAAAAGAAAGAAAAAATAATGGCGCCCCGTATTCCAAGAAAAAAAGGGCAGAGAGCAAACTCTAAAAAACACTCCGACTTATATACGGACGAAAACCCAAAAGGCACTATCAAGGGTCTTGGTTTTGCTAAAGTTAAAGACGCTATGGCTTCTGTCTCTAAAATTAAAGCCTCTAGTAGAAGTCACGCACATAAGACGCAAGCAGCTATAGCCATGGAACAACGAGCAAGAGAAATGGGTAAAAAATCTGCTGCGGCTGTTTATAGAAAATTCATCAATGCTCAGAAAAAAATTACTGCAAAGAAGAAAAAAAATGCATAATGATAAAACTATTAAAAAAGTAGTAAAAGCTTTAGAGGGAGCCTCCAAAGCTCATGCGGGACAAGCTAAGATGTTACGCAAAGTTTTAGCTTCACCTATACCAAAGACTAAAAAGAAATAACGGTTAAAGGTTAAGCAGGAAAGGAGTTGGTGGATGAGTTGGATTACAAGTAGAATCAAAGAACGTTCCACTCACAACGGAGTAATAGTGGCAGCAGTTGCTGTTGCAGTTATCTGGGGTGGTATGGCTCTATTAGACATAGCTGTCTGGGCCGGCCTCATATGGGGTGTCTGGAACATTATTAATAAAGACAACTAGAAAGTTAGAGAACTTTAATTGAAAAGAATTAAAATAACACTAACTGTGGCTTCGCTTTTTATAAGCGGAGCCGCTTTTTCACAAACAACAAGCAATGTTATTACTGATTCGACATCAAACTCGAAGGTAGATAGTGATGCCAATTCTCGCACTATAGTAATTTCCCCACCTCCTTCAGCGATAACACCCTCAGTTACCTCATCTTCTTCAGATCTTTGCACTGTTGGAGTAGCAGGGGCTGTACAAACTCAAATTCTTGGTATCTCCAGCGGTGAGACTGTAAGAGATCCAAACTGTGAACGACTTAAAATATCCAAAACACTTTATGATATGGGCATGAAAGTTGCAGCTGTATCTGTTCTTTGTCAGGATCGCAGAGTATGGGATGCGATGCATATGGCAGGGACACCTTGCCCATTCTTAGGCGAGATAGGTGACAAAGCAACTGCGCAGTGGGAAAAACCAGAAAATGCTGGTAGAATCCCGACTATAGAAGAAATGGAGACAAAAGGTGATGTTCAAAAACGCAACGGCGCCATTGCTGCTGGCGGCATTTCTCTCGCTCTTTTACTGCTCTTACTCTAGCGCACAAGTATCTACAACCTCTGGACAATCTGGTGACATCCTAATATTAGGTAATGGGTGGACTGGCACAGTTAGTCAGTGTACTCATAACGTAAACTGCTGGGCAGGAAACTCTGACCAAAGTGATATTCATCAAGGTAATGACAGGAATCATGGTGTCACTTATTATTTTAGTGGTACAGAACAAACCCTCACAAACACAATCGCAATAAACTCAGCACTTGCTGCTGCTGGTATACAGGTTGATGGATTCGATTATGAATGGGTGTACAAGAACGGTAATGCAAACCATTTTTCTGGACAACCTGGTGGCGGCGGAGTAGACCCTTTTGAGATTGTTGTCAATGTCTACGACTCTAGTGGTAATATTTTTAAAAGTTATACCTATGACTATAGTACCAATTTTTCAAACTGGACAACTAAAACAGGCACAGAGACATTTGGTACAAACTTTCTCGATCCCTCATTTTTTGGAAATGTAGAAGTACAGGTTACTGCACAAGATATTGCAAATCAGGCTGGTTATTGGGGACCGGAGTTTAGGGCGGAACAATCTCGACTTTACGTTAACTACTCAGTAAATCCGTGTTATAACAATCAGTTATATGATCCACAGTGTCTTGGTTATGCAAATGCTTTATTTAATCAACAATGTAAAATAAACCCCCTATATGATCCATCGTGTTCTGGCTATGTAACTGCACAATGCGCTGCTAACCCCCTTTATAGTACTTCGTGTCCGGGATATACCCAAGCATCTTTTTCTCAACAGTGTACTAGTAATCCTAAATCTAACCCTTCGTGTCCGGATTATTATATAGCCATGTGTACTGACGATCCTCTATTTGACCCTGGTTGTATAGGTTATGATACAGCTTATTTTAATCAGCAATGCTCATTAGACCCTCAATATAGTCAAACTTGTCCTGGATATGTAGATCTTTCGGGTAATGATGGGGATTTTGCAGTTCTTGACCCTATAGTAGATGATGTTGTAAATTACGACAGCGATATAGGTACTGAGCTTGCTATAACTGCAATTGTAGCTCCTGCGGTAATTGCTGAAAATACAATAGTCAATTCAGATGATGTTGAACGGTCTACCGGATTTCAAACCATAGAAGATGATATTGAGACAGAGATTTCTGACTTACAGTCTATGGATGGTGAAACAATTTTAGAAGAGGACATCGAAGCTGAGATTGCTAAGTTAGAAAACGAATCTGGCACATCAAGCACAGAAGACGGAGAGTCACTAACTGGCAAAGCTAATATGGATGATAATATTGAAAAAGAATTAGCAGAACTAGAGAATGCTAAACCTACTTATATTGAAAACATACCAGGAAAGGCAATACCTAAAGTTGATCCTGCTGATTCAAAAAGAGGTAAACTTAGATTACTTATTGCTATGAAAGCGATAGAGGCAGTTAAAGAATTAGAAGCAGCCGTAACTTTAGAACAACAAATGAATATTCAACGTAGGTTACTAGCACTTATAAGTTTTGTACCGGATTTTAACAACTATAGCAAAGAAGAGAACATAGACTTAGCAAACTTTTATCCACCAAAACCCACTGTAGACCACGCATTTGCTAGATGGTTTTTAAACGATCCTAACTTCAAAGCAATGGAAGATTTACAATATACAGGATTGAAATAATGTTGTGGGTTATAGTGATAATTTTCACTTCATTTTTTATGTTCATTGTTTTTGTAGGTGCGTGGATGTATGAATCTATTGATTATATAAAAGAACCAAAAGAAACAGAATCAGAGAAAAAAGTAAAAGAATTAAAGGAGAGATATAAATGGCTGAGATCGAATATGGAGGGATCAAAATTGGAGGATCCAAACTACTCCTCATATTACCGCTAGTTGGGACACTAGGAGGAATGTTATGGGGAGGTTTTGAATTTTATAAAGACTACATGAATATGCGGGAAAAAATAGAATCATATCAAGCTCCTGATCTTGAAGGCATCAGAACTAATATGGCCGTAATGAAAGAACATCAAAAAACTGTAGAATCCCATATGGAATTCGTAGAAAAAGAGTTAAAACTTTTTAAACAAGAATTTAAAAATGTACGAACTGGTTTGCAAGATACCACTGACTATTTAAGAGACACTAAACATGATTTAAAAGATGAGCTTGTACGGGCTGAAAAGATTATGGATAAAATTGATAATGATATTACAGCAGTCGAAGATAAAGCAGAAGAACTTATGGATAGGACTAAATCATCTACTCGTTCTATGATTGATGATGCCAACAACAGGTTTAATGATAAGATTGATGGTATGGAGGGGTATGTTAAAAGAGAGTTGACTAATTTAGAAAGAGAATTAAATAACAAGTTAACAAAAGCATTGGACAACCCTCTAGCAAATAGATAAAATTTGATATGGCTGAAAAACGTAAAAAACCAAAAATCAACTATGCTGCGCTACTACGCAAACATAAGTCTGGACGCTCAATCGGATCTACTAACCGAGCAAGACTTGTAGCACGTGGTATGATCCCCAGGAAATCAGGGGCACACAAGGGAAAGAAAATTGATCTTGGAAAAAGAGGAAAATCTTAAAAGGAGAAAGAAATGGGTAAAAAAGCACCAATGATGAACGGAAGTAAAATGAAGGGTCAGCGTAAAACTGACGGATTAACACCTGCACAAAAGAAACTACCACCAGCACTTCAAGCTGCTATCCTTAAAAAAATGAAATCTAAATAAATTTAGGAGTTCCCCTATGGAATTAAAAAAAGCCGCACTTATGGCTAATTTTTCTAAAATAGCATATTCAGATCAGCAATCATGCCGTGATCAACTAATAAATTTAGGCTACGGTGAGGTTGCTTGGTTTGATAATGAAGGTACTCAAGCATTTGCTTGCAGAAAAAGTAATGCAAATGATATTTTTATCGTATTTAGAGGAACAGAGCCTAATCAAATGAAAGATATTTTAGCTGATGTTAAAGCTTGGAGAAAACCTGCACGAGAAAAGGGTTTAATCCATTTTGGGTTTGCACAAGCTATAGATAAAGTCTATGATAATATTGTTCATTGGATAAATGAACAAAAACTTGACGGTGAACGCAATATTACGTGTACGGGTCACTCACTCGGAGCTGCATTAGCTACTATCATGGCAAGTCGGTTAGACGCCAACGAACTTTACACTTTTGGTTCCCCCCGCATAGGTAATCGCGCTTTCGTCAAAGAAATGAATAACGATGGAATTAAACATTATCGTTTTGTTAATAACAATGATATTGTTACTAAAGTTCCATTTCCAATAAGATTTGTCCATCATGGTGAGTTAGTTTATATAAACCATTTTGGAAATATTAGAAAAATGTCTCCTTGGCAAAGATTTAAAGACCAGTGGAGAGGACGCATGCGTGCCTTATCTAAGGGACAGCCTTTCGATGGTATCTTTGATCATTCAGTAGATTTATACTACCAAAAAGTAGAAAATGTCTTTATACAGAGCCCGAAGTAAATGTCCAATATGTTCACAAGAAGAAGAAGTTTGGTTCCAAAACGGTAAAATTGAACCTCTTGATATTGTAGAATGTCCCAAATGCTCACAACTGTATGAGCCTCACAATTTTATATCCACGTTTCTTGATCTAAGACAAAATTCAACTATATCTTCTAATTATGCTGTAATGACAACTACTCTGTAGTTGCTCAATGCTTAAAAATTTACTATATTAAAGTATATTTTAAACAAGGAGGCAGTTATGGCTAAAAAACGTCAACGTAAACAGCAAGTATCAAAAGGTGTTACTCACCACAACCCCACTCGTCTTGGGAACCGTATTCGTAAATCTATGCTTATTGACTATAGAGGGTCAGACGTAGAAAGTGCTAATAAGATTAAATCTTGGCGTGCTGGTAAAAACGTTATGCTCACCATCCAAAATCCCGATAAAAAGAACACTAAAGAACGTATGATCCGAGTACCGGCAGTTGATGTCTGGGGCTTTCCACGTCAAGCAAATTTACGTATGCGATAATGACTGAGTTTAGTGATGGAATATTTAACGTAATCAAACGGAGTAGTGCTGCTCTTGCAGTTATATATACACTAGGTCATATAGTTATTGCAATGACTGTTGTAAGTCTTATGACGGGCGCAAGTATATGGGAAGCAGGAGCAGTCGCACTTGTAGAACCTGCAATCAACGGGGGTTGGTTTTATGTACTACATAAAACCTGGAGTAACTTTAAGTGAATGACAAAAACTGATCACAGACGGCTGAAAGAAATTCAGAACAAGCTTGTTAAGCACATAGAGTCAGAACTAAATGATGATGAAGATTTTATGTATGTAGCTACTATGCTACTTAAACACTCAGTAGTTCTGTATAGAACGTTTTTAACAGATGAACAGATATGTAAGATGTTAGACTACGTAGGCAAAACAATGAGTGAGGCAACCCATAATTTAGATAATTATGTAGACACAGACAATAAACCCCCAACAATGCACTAAGAGGAACAATTTTATGGAATTTATGTGGGCTGTTTACTTAACCACTTGTTTAGGAACAACTTGTGTATCTCAAGAAGTTCAGCGGTATGATCCTCCTATGGCTAAAGTAAAATGTGAACAAATGCTTATGGTTTATCAATCAATACCAGCAGATGGACATTGGGACACTATTGAGTGGGTTTGTAAACCTGTAGGAAGTGAGGGAGCATAATGCCAGAAGGTCCCGAGTGTACTAGAACTTGTCGTCAGCTTGATCGTGCTTCACGCGGTAAATCTTTAGTTAATCTTAACTTTATTTCTGGTAGATATGTTAAAAACTTACCTACTGGGTTTGCTGACTTTTATATAGCTCTTGAAGAACAAAACCTGCCTATAAGAGGGGTATTTAACAAAGGAAAGTTTATTTGGTGGGAGTTTGGTGATCTACTACCTATTTGTTATATGTATACTACACTAGGTATGACTGGTAATTTTAAATTTCAACCTTCAAAACACACCAGAATCGGGTTTTATTTTGATGATGATTCTTCTATTTATTACAATGATCAGCGTAATTTTGGCACTATTAAGTTTGTTTTTGATACTGCAGAACATGATAAGAAACTTAGAAGCATCGGACCTGATATGCTCAATAATCCTTGTACTTTGTCTGATTTTATTGATATATCAAGCCGTAACCCTAGTTGGACAGTTGTAAAATGGTTGATGGATCAGAGTAAGATTTCTGGTGTGGGTAACATTTATAAGTCAGAATCTTTATTTTTAGCAGGAATCGCACCCCACAGACTAGTGGGGTCTTTAGATGGAGAAGAGCTTGAAAAACTTTATCATGCAATTTGTCAGGTGCTTTCAGCATCGTATGAGTCCGGGGGTGCAACTATTCGTAATTATTCTGATTTATATAATAATCATGGGAAGTATACTCGTTTTGCATCAAATCCTGCTGAAATAGTTGAAGCTAGAGGTGGGCATGTTATGGTGTATAATCAAAAACAGGATATTTACGGCAACCCAGTAGAGAAAGTAAGACTAAATGATGGTAGAACAACCTTCTGGTCCCCTACGGTGCAGTTTTGAGCGAAGAATCCAAACTAATTTTAATTACAGACTTTATTGAGCAAAAACTACGCAAAGAACAAGAACTTGAATACTACTTAAAAGAACTTACAGAATTAAATCGTAAAATTGGCTTCTTACGGCAAGAAGTTGATCTAACAAACACTATTATTAATATGATTAAAGCAGAACAAGTTCACGATGTTAAAGAACGCATGGTTGAACGACTAGATAATCAAATTATACGAGGTAATGATGACTTGGGCTAACCATAATCCTATCCAATCTATGTTGGAACACTATCATGAAGTATCAAATGATGATGATGTGCTAATTCCTACTACAGATGATGTAGCATGGACGCATTTCAGAGATCAGCGCTGGGTTTATAATAAGATGCAAATCTGTGAATCTCAGTGTCTTCCTTATGGTCCTGTAGGCACTACTCCTACTCAGTATCCTGTCTGCGTTAAGCCTATCACTAATCTTCTTGGGGGTTCTGTAATG